GGAGCCTGCCAGACAGTGGCGCGTGTAGGGAATAACAGAACAGAAGAACACCTAACATTAGAGGGTGTAACTCCTTCCTCTTCCACATTTAACAAACCCATAAATGGGAATTAACAGACAAAGGATATTTTTTGGAACATACGTGTGTTCATTGTCAATCCAAAATTGATGTTAAAGAATACTGGTTTGATAACGGAAAGATTAAATACACCAAACTCCTCTGCAAAGCCTGTATGGATAGTTGGTTAGGTAAACAACGTATGCTTTCAGAACATTTAAAAGTATTATTAGATAAAATTAACAAGCCGTAGTTTAATCGTTACTTTCAATGGGTGAGTAATGAGAGTTAAAACAGCAGAAATCCATAAGAATTTGTTTCATAAATTTCTTGGGTTATGAGAATCTGCTTTCCAAGTGCAAGTCTTGGCGGTTTGAATGCCTATCATGGTGATAGGTCAAAATGGTAGGATAAGGATGTCTAAGAAACAAGATAAAGAAATTGAAAAGAAAACTGAAGAGTTTAAGGAATTTGCTCTCAAAGCAGCTAAACTAATATTTGATACTGCTGAAAAAAACAAGATTCCTCAAGCAGCAATGTGTCATGGTGCTGGTTGTTATATAAGATCTATGTGTTTAGCTATGAAGATGCCTTATAAAGACTTCTTAATGATAATACGTAATCTAACAAACGATTATGAAAAGGATTTGGATAATTAAACCATGTCTGATGAATTACTACCTTACGCTAAAAGTGTAGCAGAAAATGCAGTCAAGGTGATCTTTGACCAGGACTCTTCGATAGATAGGATTAATCTCGCTTGCGGGATGCTGATTACTGTGATTACTTGGCAACAAGATAGGATCAGAACCGCATCGAGGGATTTGAATACCCCGCGTTCGGTTGCTGGAAAAAAGGTGGAAGTTCTGGACCCGCGCCCATAGCCTCATTATAGTTTCGATCTAGCTCTTTTGCTGTTAATGCTCCCTGTTCAGAGACAAAGAAGTGCGAATATAGGGCGTATCTAAGAGCATCTAAACAATTTGATACCAGAATCCCATTAGCATAGAATTCATGTTTATCCTTTACCGTAAGATTGTATACGTCTTTTATTCCAATATGCTTTCCTTCCACAGCTTTTTGAGCAAAAGTCGAGATTTGCATATCCGTTTGAGAGAAATAGTTTAGAGCAGAAGAGGCAGCCTTTTTCGACATCGTCAAGGTGAGCATCTCTTCTCCATTTTGACTTACATTTATTTGAACAAAATCGCGCCTTGGAAAGCTTTCTTGTTTTATATTCTGATTTGCATTGTTCGCATTGCATTTGTCTGAATTCGAATCGTCCGAAGTTCTTTCCATGTTCTTTATGCCAAGCTCTTCCTGCTTCCGATTTATGCCATCCTGTTGCTTTTGGTCGAATAATATTTGCGTGATTTTTGAGAATCCATCGCTGCTTGGGCGTAAGATTCTTTGCATGATGCGCGCTATGTTTTTTTGGGCTAAGACATTCGAGATTGCCAATGTCATTGTTTGAGGAATTCCCGTCTTTGTGATGAATATGGTATCCTCGTGGAATTTCTCCATTATGGAATTTCCATTTCTCACGGTGTAAATATCTGCGTCCAATTCCTCTAACCCAAGCTCTATAATAGTTCCTGTCGTTAAATCGTTTAGAGTTTGGATATCTCTTGTATACTGTTCCATTCCATTCAATGGTTTCAAACATAATTGCTCTAAATTAACAATGAATACATCAGAGTTTAACAGATTACATACTTCAATAAAACCCCTATTTAATGTATAAAACTTATGTGAATCAGTACAAATAAAGTTTATCCCAAGAACGGAATATTCAAATACGTCAGCTTGATGGTGCCAAGTTTTGAGGATCGGTTTATAACCTTCGGATGTGAGAACAAGCTGTCCTTGTTTGAGTTCTTCGATAGGCTGCTGTCCAACATGGGTTGCAACCATGGTTCCAGCTGCAAAGCAGTGATCATTTTCTTTCTTAGGCTTATCAACACCTGACTTAATTGACTTTTCATCCCATACATAAGATTGGAATTCAGCGATCATATTCCGACACTTTCGACAAATCTTAAATGTGCCTTGATTGAGTAATTTAGCTACGAATCTGATCCCGTCAATAACATCGTTTTCGGCGTCAATAAGATTACTGATTCCGCTTCTGATAATCTCTGCTCTAAAAGATGCAGCAGATGGGTCAAGATAAATGGCTGTAACATTTCGTCCTTCGATAAAGTTTCGCAAGTCTTCCGCATATTCTGAATCAGTCTTTTGACGCTGTGTAACTCTCGAGTTATAGTAATACTCATCTTCGACCCAGACATTTGGATACCTATGTTTGTTTATTCCTACTAGGACGAAAGCACACGGATTAGTTGTACCGTAATCCACACCCACAATGTAATTGGTAGCAGTAGATAAAGGAAAATCAATAACATGAATTTTTTCATCGAAAAAGTCATAAATAGCTCCTTCGGCCTGAACCCATTTACCTAAAATAAATCTTTGATACCAGAGGCCTTTGAACTGCCTCTTAAACATCTCTTTGACTTTATCGCTTAAAGATGGATTATCATCCATGATAAATTGGAAAGAGACTAGATCTTGGTTTCCTTCCATCCATAGCTTGAACCAATGATAAGGAGAATCTGGGTTAGTCGTTCCAAATAGCTTAGCACCCTCTATTGATAGACGGCCGAGCAGCATGATGAAGACGTTTTCAGGGATGATTGTTACTTCGTCGACATATGCGCCAGATAGAGTACAACCGCGAATCTTAGCTTCTGCGCTAGCATCATCTGCTGTTATTACATGGCATTTTCTATTCTTAATGTAGAGCTGGCGTTTACCTCTGAAATACCTAACGTGGTTTCCAAGGATCTTTTGAAGCTCAGGGAGAATATTGCGCTCAAAGCTGTCATAAGTACGAGTAATAATAGCGAAGTCACCAGCAGGACCGCGGTTAGCTTCATCGACGAATCTCCATAATGATGCATGTGTTTTTCCTGATCTTATTGATCCTTCCCAAATATTGATAGACGAATTTGAATTTCGTATTGAGTAGAGTTGCTTTTGAGAGAAGTAATCATTGAGTGTGCTCATTTTTTCAATAGAGCTAGTTTTTTAAATTCAGCCAATTTGACAGGATCATTTAAATATTGACGAGGGACTTGAATTGCATTCTTTTCGAAACATTTATTTTTCCAACATCTCGAATATAACACTTCTTCGGTGTCGAAAAGAGCCATTTGGCATTCCTCACAGACGTAGTCATATTTCATTGTTTATAAATCTTTTTCCTAAATTCTTCGACTTCCTCATAAGGTGCTTTTGGAATATCATCAATTTGAGCGTAATTGATAATCTGATTTTCATTTTTAATTTCTGAACACATCCAATTCCCATCAAAATAATAAGCTGCAATGGCTAATTCAATATCGTAATCTCCTGGATATCTTGGATCTTCGTCAGGTTTTTTCAATTGAATTACATAAAATCGCATTCCTCTGAAAGAATCAAACCCATCAGGTATAGGTTTATCTTTGTAGCTTATCCATTTCATTTTTGGCCTTCTTTTGAATTTCTTCAAATTGCTCTTTAATCAATTTCAAAGCCAATTCGAAATAGCTCATTTATCACCCTTTCGAATCATATCCAATATCTTATCGGCTGCACATTCTGCGACTTCGTTGATGTCTTCTTTGTCCCAACCGAATTTATTTCGCATGAACATTTGATAAAGTGCTGTTTCAGCCTTCATTTCGCCTGTTAACATACTAATACCACGCTGTTCCCATACCTTAAATGAATCAGCTTCAGATAGTTCTTTTTTAATAGGGGGAAACTCGACTGGATCTGCAGCAATGTATTTCTCCATTGTTTTATGAGTACAAGAGAGTTCAGGATGAACGAATTTCCATGACTCTTTACACCTACCCTGACCGATCCAATCGCAGTATTGTTTATAGGCTTCCTGGCGAACATCTGGCTCTTTTAATTTGACACCATTTTTATTTCCAGGTTTACCGCCACCAGCCATTATTTCCACCATTTCCAAAATGATTTCGATTTCACTTTTGGATTCATTTGAATTTTCTCTTCGAGTTCCTTTTTCATCTTGTACATTTCATAAACCAGCTCTTCTTTGATTTCATGAATTAGATTTTGACGCTCGTCTGCTAGTAGAACCAATTTCTCATCTATGAGCCTTTCTACTTTGTCCATCACCCATTCATCTACATATTTAGCGATT